AGCGACAGACACGGCTACAAAGACCGATAGCAAATTAACCAGTGAGCTTAGTGAGTTAACTCCTGTGCGTTGACTGAGGTATTTCGTGCAGGTCATAAAGGGGGGGAACACAAGGGGGGGTCAACTGTACAGGATGATAAGATGAGTGATGTTGATATAGCGGGGAAGAAGCTGACCGCCAAGCAGACGGCCTTAGTTGATGCGCTCGTAGCAAATGGATGTAGTATCACAGAGGCCGCTGGCTTGGCTGGTTACGCTTCGGGTGACAGCGGAAGAGTGACTGCCAGCAAGGCTTTGCGCCTACCGCATGTGCAAAGTTACATGATGCAGAGGATTGCAGAGAGTATGGGCGTGAGTGCTACGATTGCCGCCGCGAAGTTAGTGCAGTTGTCGCGGGGGGCTAAGAGTGAGTACGTGCAACTAGAAGCGAGTAAAGATATCCTAGACCGCGCAGGGTTCAAAGCCCCCGAGCGACACATGCACCTCCACGCTGGCGACATATCTGTCAACATTGACTTAACCTAGGCAGGGGGGGTCAAAAACTATCGCCTCCCCCCTCGACCCCCACCTTCACTCGTATTTTTTCTCTCAAGGTTCGGTTATGTTTGTGCGTTGAATAATCACTGCCATATTGCACATATTGCAGAATGGCAAATTTGAACGACATGTTAAAAGATATGAAGCTTCACAAAAGCTTTTATATTCGTGGTGTGGTAAACTCTCTTCTCCCAGAGTTTGCCAACCCACTTGATAGCAACATTACTGAAAAAAATATTTCTGGCGAAGCTATCGAATTACTGCGTTCAATTGCGCAAGAAGCTCATCCTGATTTAAAGGAAGGGCAGGTTGTTCAAATGATGACCACTGGCAAGAACTATGAGCTTGACAACTCTCTTGGCTCTTATGGCCTTACAAAAAAAGATGGCAAGTATGTGGTGTTTGACACTTATGACTTCTCTCCTTTTCAGAACATAAGCTTTCTTGATGCTGTCAAGATGTCAGCAGAAGATAAAAACCCTTTCATGGTTGCCAGATATTTGGGCGGCAAGCTGATGCCAGAGAATCCAGATGGCTCAAGCCGCGAGGATGCGATGCGTGTTCGCATTGAGATACCTAATGAGCCAGATGTAATAGACACTGACTTTGATGATGACATTCCAGAGAATGCAAAAAATTTTACGTTCAAAGGTCCGATGACTAACAAGCGTAAACAAGCATGGGATGAATTCTCAAATCAATATGCTGGCGGCATGATTGAAAACTTTTTCGACACATTAAAAGCACCAGTAGAATATTTGGACAACAACCTCCAACGGCGTGGGAATACTTACACACCTACTGGCGATACCAACCAAAAACGTTATGACAAGCAGAAAAAAGAAAAAGGTGGCATTGGCAAGCGTATGGAAACCTTATTTGAGCAAGTGGGGGGCTTTGGTTGATGGCAACAACACCAGCATGGACACGCTCGGCAGGTAAGAATCCTAAAGGTGGATTGAACCAAAAAGGCCGCGATAGTTACAAACAAGGCACACTTAAAGCGCCTGTAAAGTCTGGTGACAATCCTCGCAGGGCTAGCTTTCTTGCACGCATGGCTGGCAACAAAGGTCCTGATAGAGACAGCGAGGGCAAGCCTACCAGAAAACTTCTTTCCCTTATGGCGTGGGGTGCGTCTAGTTCTGCTGATGCTAGAGCAAAAGCCGCCGCTATTTCTAAACGCAACAAAGCTAAAAAGGATAAAGCATAATGCCGAACGTAGCTGGTAAAAAATTTCCATATACCAAAGCTGGTAAAGCCGCCGCAAAAAAAGCGGCAAAAAAACAAACCGCTGCAAAGAAAAAGCCTGCTTCTTTAATGAAGCGTGAACCTGCGGCTGGCTCATACTCACGGGGGTATTAATTATGCAAGGACAAAGCCTAATTAAAAAAAAATCAAACCCTGTAAAAAAATCTCTACTTAAAAAAGTAGGGGGGCAAGGAATTAAAAACCTTGATGAAAATGACAATAAATTTTTGTCATTAGAGTATAACGGCAAACCTCTTTGGACAGCTCAAGAAAAAAGAATAATGAGGCGGTATGCCAAAAAAAATAAAGTAAGCCCAATGGAAGCTGGTCATAAATTAGGTTACTGGGAGTAAATTATAATGGCAGTCAACGCGGCTGGTAATTATACCAAACCTGCAATGCGTAAGGCGCTCTTTAATCGCATCAAAGCTAGTGATAAGGGCGGCAAAAAAGGTCAGTGGTCAGCAAGAAAAGCGCAAATGCTAGCCAAGGCTTATAAAGCAAAGGGAGGCGGTTATACTAGCTAATGTTAGCAGAACTTGCGGCAATCAACGGTGCTTTCGCAATCATAAAGCAAACTATTGCGAATGGGCGCGAACTCGCTGACGCAGGGTCAGCTATCAAAGATTTTGTTAGCGCAAAGGAAACCCTACAAGCGCGGCAACGCAAGAAGAAAGCTAGTGTATTTGGTAATGACTTTGAAGAATTTATGGCGCTTGAAAAAATCAAACAGCAAGAAGCAGAGCTTCAAAGCTGGATGCAGTTATATGGCAGGGCAGGCTTGTGGCCTGATTGGGTTAAGTATCAAGCACAAGCACGCAAACAACGGCAGTTAGATATCGCAGAGCGCAAAAGAAAACGTGAAGAACTAATCGAAACAATAGGCATATTCGCATTAATTTTAGTTTCGGGCTTATTAATCTTCGGAACATTATACTTTGTAGCGAGAAAAAAATTATGGCTTTAAAACCATCTCAAGCATCTTTGCGCAATTGGACTAAACAAAAATGGCGCACTAAATCTGGCAAGCCATCAACCCAAGGAAAAGATGCTACAGGTGAACGCTACCTTCCAGCCGCCGCAATCAAATCTCTTTCATCAGCAGAATATGCGGCATCAACAGCCGCCAAACGAAAAGCCATCAAAGCTGGTAAACAACATTCTCAGCAACCAAAATCAGTTGCAGAAAAAACAAAGGCACATCGCACATGAGTTTTTTGCATACCATCACCAAAGATGAACGCGCTCTTCTTCGCAACATTGTAAAGCGTGTACACCTTGCCTTCCATCCAGAGCAATTCCAAACCGACAGAGAGGCAGACAAAGTTATTGCTGTCATAGCGCCAGAGGTTGTAGAGCGCATGATTAAATTCGGTAAGGATCATAAAGTTGACAACATTTAAATACAAACCTGATGGTGACACGCTCAAAGCGTTTATGAAATCAGATGTATTCTTTCGTTTACTGCGTGGGCCTGTTGGTTCTGGTAAATCTGTTTGTTGTTGTGTTGAATTATTTAGACGCGCTCTTCAACAGAAAAAAGATAAGAATGGCATTCGCCGCTCACGATGGGCTGTTATTAGAAACACAAATCCCCAGCTTAAAACCACAACTATTAAAACATGGCTTGATTGGTTTCCCGAAGAAGAGTGGGGAAAGTTTCAATGGTCTGTTCCTTATACTCACAACATTAAACGCGCTGACCTAGAGTTGGAAGTTATCTTCTTAGCTCTTGATAGACCAGAGGATGTAAAAAAGTTGCTCTCCTTAGAGCTTACAGGCATCTGGGTAAATGAAGCGCGTGAGATTCCAAAGTCTATTATTGATGCTTGTTCAATGCGCGTAGGAAGATTCCCTTCTATGAAGGATGGCGGGTGTACTTGGACAGGAGTAATTGCAGATACTAATGCTCCAGAGGAGGATCACTGGTGGCCAATTATGTCAGGAGAAGTTCCAATACCAGATCACATTGCCAAGGAAGAGGCAAAGATGTTGGTCAAGCCAGACAATTGGGAGTTCTTTACTCAACCTCAAGGCATGCTGGAAGTAAAAGAGGAAGATGGAAACGTCACAGGATATACGCCCAACGAGAACGCAGAAAACAAAAACAATATGAGGAAAGATTATTATCCGAATATCGTTCAGGGCAAGACGAAGAGTTGGATAGATGTGTATGTGATGAACCGCCTTGGCTCTATCAAAGACGGTAAACCTGTTTATCCAATGTTTGCAACTGACGTTCATGTTGCGAAAGAAGAAATACCAGTTGCGGCGGGTGTGCCTATTTACCTTGGCATTGATTTTGGTTTAACGCCTGCTGGTGTGTTTGGGCAAAAAGTGCGTGGACGTTGGCTACTATTACAGGAGATAGTGGCATTCGATATGGGCATCGTTAAATTTACCGAAGTCCTCCGACAAGAAATTTCTACAAGATATAATCAATCTGAGGTCATCATTTTTGGTGACCCAGCAGGTGACTTTCGCGCTCAAACAGATGAATCTACGCCCTTCCAAATATTACGAAGTGCAGGTCTTAACGCTCGTCCAGCGCCATCAAACGATGTGTCTCTTAGGCTGGAATCAGTTTCAGCACCATTGGGGAGGATGGTTGACGGGCAGTCTGGGCTTTTGATTGACCCACGTTGCCGCACAATCATCAAAGGTTTTGAGGGTGGTTATCAATATAGAAGGTTGCAGGTATCAGGTGAGCGTTATGATGACAAACCAGAAAAGAACCACTTCTCTCACATACATGATGCAGTGCAGTATTTAATGCTGGGTGCTGGTGAAGGCAGAGCCATTATGAAGAACATTGGTAATGCAACAAATGCATTTCAAGCACGCAAAGACTTTGATGTGTTTTCTCGCAAGCCAAAACAAAGAAGGGCTGGTTTGTGGTCGAGGATGTAGTTTTGTGCGTTGCTCTGCAAAAGCGCAGAACATATCACAAGGTATAAGGAGATTGTCTTATGTGTGTAGCACCCAAGCAACCTAAAGCGCCTGCTGTAGATCCTAATGTAGAGATTGAGCGCGAAAATCAAATGTCTCAAGAGCTTTCTAAAAAAGCTGAGAACAAAGAAGATAACCTCGCGCGTGCTGTGAAAAAAAAGCGTGGTGGTATGGGAAGCGTGTCTTTGCTCACTGGTAGCAAAGGCGGCATGGGTTACTTTGACGGAACGCTCTAATGCATGAAAAAACCGCAGAGCGTATGCTTGCAAAATATGAACGTGCTAAGTCAGCGCGTTTAAACTTCGAGCCTCTATTTGATGAGTGCTATGAGTATGCTTTGCCCATGCGGCAAAGCTTTTATTATGAAACATCAGGGCAACGCAGAGATGACCGCATCTTTGATGAGACTGCTGTAGTCGGCACACAAGAATTTGCATCACGGCTTCAGTCTGGCTTAGTGCCAAACTTTGCACGTTGGGCAGACTTTGTTGCTGGTTCAGAAGTTCCCAAAGACCAAGTTGATGAAGTGAATAACCAGCTTGACGAGGTTACAGAATATGTATTCGAGGTTTTGCAAAACTCTAATTTCGGGCAAGAAGTACATGAAAGTTTTATGGATTTGGCTGTCGGTACAGGTGTGCTTCTATGTGAAGAAGGTGATGCCGTTAATCCGCTTCGCTTTAACGCGATTCCACTTCCGTCTGTGGTATTGGACACAGGTGCGGATGACCGCATCGATCATGTTTATAGAGAGCGCTCTCTTAAGACAAATGAGATATTGCTTGCTTACCCTAAGGCAATCTTGTCAGAGAGGTTGGTTAGACAAGCTTCAACAAATCCCGATGCAAAGTGTAAGATGCTTGAAATCGTGTGTCGTAACTATGAAAAGCGCAATGAAGAAGCGCATGATTTCTTTGTTATCGATGTTGAAGATAAGTCTGTAATCTACCACGAAAAGTTTACAGGTCTTGGTTCTAATCCTTTTATCTGCTTCCGCTGGTCTAAGGCGGCAGGTGAGATATATGGAAGAGGGCCGCTTGTTAATGCGCTTTCAGCTATTAAGACAACTAACCTTACTATTGAATTAATCCTTGAAAATGCACAGATGGCTATCTCTGGTATTTACCAGATGGATGATGATGGTGTTGTAAACACAGATACAATTAATCTCGTTCCAGGGACTATCATTCCAAAGGCTATGGGTTCTGCTGGATTACAACCAATCAAAGCGGCAGGTGACTTTAATGTTGCTAATCTTGTGCTAAATGATATGCGCTCCAACATCAAGCGTGCATTATATAATGATATGCTTGGCGATCCAAACAAAACGCCAGCTTCAGCAACAGAAGTTGCAGAGCGCATGGCTGACTTGTCTAGACGTATTGGTTCAGCGTTTGGCAGATTGCAAGCGGAGATGGTTCAGCCAATTCTTCAGCGTGTAGTTTATATTCTTAAGAAGCAGGGTAGAATTGATTTGCCAACTGTCAATGGCAGAGAAGTGAAGGTAAAGTCTGTATCGCCTCTTGCACAAG